GTATGACCATCCTGACGACGTTGCTCGTGTCCTCGTTAATATGGTATTTAATCTTGGGCGGCCACGTCTTTCCAAATTTAAGAAAATGCTTGCGGCAGTCAATGAAAAACAATACCTCGTTGCCGCCAATGAAATGATTGATAGTAAGTGGTACAATCAAGTAGGTAACCGCAGTGCAGAGCTTGTCAACATTATGAAGGAAGCTAGACCACTTGGAGCTTAATGTTGAGTTGCTTCCTTGGCAACAGGAAGTATTTGGTGACAGAACTCGATTTAAGATTGTAGCGGCAGGACGACGTACTGGTAAGTCAAGACTTGCGGCATGGATGCTTGTGATTTATGGGCTACAGGCTGATCGTGGTCATGTATTCTATGTTGCTCCAACACAGGGACAGGCTCGTGACATTATGTGGTCTACTCTGTTAGAGATTGCACATCCTGTCATTAAAAGTTCCCATATTAACAACCTACAGATTACGTTAATCAATGGTGCAATCATCTCACTGAAAGGTGCTGATAGACCAGAGACAATGCGTGGTGTCTCCCTTAAGTTCCTTGTTATGGACGAATATGCGGATATGAAGCCGTCTGTATGGGAACAAATACTGAGACCTGCACTTGCTGACCAGAAGGGTAATGCCATGTTTATTGGTACACCTATGGGAAGGAATCACTTTTATGAGTTGTATCGTTATGCTGAACTAGACGATGATGATACATACAAGGCTTGGCATTTTACATCATACGATAACCCACTACTAGACCCTGAAGAAATTGACACTGCAAAAAAGTCAATGTCAAGCTATGCATTCAGACAAGAATTTCTTGCCTCGTTTGAAGCACAAGGTTCAGAGATATTCAAAGAAGAGTGGATACAGTTTGATAATGAAGAACCTCAGTTTGGTGACTACTATATCGCAGTTGACCTTGCAGGTTTTGCAGATGTGCAAGCCGCAACCCAATCTAAAAATAAAAAACTTGACCAAACAGCAATAGCAGTTGTAAAGGCTAATGAAGACGGATGGTGGGTAGCAGAGATTATTCATGGTCGATGGGACATCAAAAAAACCGCAAAGAAAATATTCGACGCTGTAGCAAGGTATCAACCAGTAGCGGTTGGTATCGAAAAAGGAGCGTTAAAGAATGCGGTACTTCCTTACTTAACGGACATTATGAAATCATCCCAGAGATTTTTCCGAGTGGAAGAACTGACACATGGGAACAAGAAAAAAACTGATCGTATTGTTTGGGGATTGCAAGGACGTTTTGAACATGGACAGATAATTTTAAACGAAGGTGAATGGAACTCACAATTTATGGATGAGTTGTTTCAGTTTCCAAACAATTTAGTGCATGACGATTTAATTGATGCACTGGCATACATAGACCAATTAGCGAAAGTCTCATATTACTACGACTACGAAGAAGACGACTTTGAAGTATTAGACCCTGTAGCAGGATATTAAAATGCAATACGAAAACTTTGACGATTTGTCAAACACACTGGAAGGATGGGTTGTAAGCAAATGCAACCAATGGCGTGACCACTACGAATCAAACTACCAAGAAAAGTTTGACGAGTATTACCGTTTGTGGCGTGGTATCTGGTCTGAAGAAGACTCCATGCGAGCATCAGAACGATCACGTATTATTTCTCCTGCATTGCAACAGGCTGTTGAATCTGCTGTTGCAGAAGTTGAAGAAGCAACGTTTGGGCGTGGTAAGTGGTTCGATATCAAAGATGACTTACAAGATCAACAAAACGGAGACATTCAATTCTTGCGTAGTCAACTTGACGAAGACTTGTCGTATGTGTCGTCACGTAAAGCAATTGCAGAATGTATTCTTAATGCCGCAGTCTTTGGTACGGGTATTGGTGAAATTGTAGCTGAAGAAGTTATTGACTTTAAACCTGCAACACAACCTGTCATGGAAGGTGCTATGCAAGCAGTAGGTGTCATGGAAACACCACGTACTGTGTTCCGTTTACGCCCTGTAATGCCGCAGAACTTTTTGATTGATCCTGTTGCTACAAACATTGAAGAAGCTCTTGGCGTTGCAATTGATGAGTTTGTGCCTATTCACCAAGTACGTCAACTACAAGAACAAGGCGTATACAATGATGTAGCAATTACAACCTCAGCTCCTGATACTGATCTTGAGCCTGACCAAGACTTAACAATTTACACTGAAGACAAAGTTCGTTTAACTAAATACTATGGTCTTGTACCTTCTGAGTTTTTAGAAGACGAAGACATTGAGTCAGAATATATAGAGGCTATTGTTGTTATTGCAAACAATGGTATTCTGTTGAAAGCTGATGTAAATCCTTACATGATGAAGGATCGTCCAATTGTAGCTTTCCCGTGGGACGTAGTACCATCTCGTTTTTGGGGTCGTGGTATTTGCGAAAAAGGATATAACGCACAGAAAGCTCTTGATACTGAACTGAGAGCACGAATTGACGCACTTGCGCTTACTGTACACCCTATGCTTGCTGTTGATGCTTCACGCCTTCCTCGCGGAAGTAAATTGGAAGTTAGACCCGGCAAGGCCATCCTTACGAATGGCAATCCCGCAGAGATTCTCCAACCATTTAACTTTGGAAACCTTGACCCTACATCATTTAATCAATCAGCCAGTCTCCAACAAATGGTTCAAATGGCAACTGGGGCTATTGATGCGGCAGGTATACCGGGAAGTATTAATGGGGATGCCACAGCCGCAGGTATCAGCATGTCATTGGGAGCAATCATCAAGCGTCACAAGCGCACGTTGATTAATTTCCAAGAAGCATTCTTACTACCTTTCATTACTAAAGTTGCACATCGTTATATGCAGTTTAGTCCAGAGCTGTATCCAGTACAAGATTATAAGTTTGTTCCTTCATCGTCTCTTGGTATTATTGCACGTGAATACGAAGTTACACAATTGGTACAACTTTTGCAAACAATGAGTCCAGAGTCTCCAATGTATCCAATGTTGATCGAATCAATTGTGGATAACATGAACTTATCGAATCGTGAAGAAATTATTAATGGATTGCGTCAAGCAAATCAACCAAATCCTGAAGCACAGCAAGCACAACAACAAGTAATGCAAATGGAAATGGCCCAGAAGCAAGCAACCATTGCAAATATTCAAGCACAAACTGCTGAGATTGTATCTCGTGTACAACAAAATGCAGTCGAAACAGAATTACTTCCATATGATACGGTTGCAAAACTACCAAATGAAAGTGATAAAGAGTTTGAGCGCAGAGCTAAATTAGCAGAACTGTTGTTAAAAGAGCGAGAGCTTGAAACAAAAGAAGACATTGTTGAAATGCAAATGAGGAAATAACATGATTACAAAACAAGAGCTAGATAAAGTCTTGATTGAAATTAATCAGATTCTAGCGGGTATGAATAAGCGAATCGAAGAATTAGAAAAATCCCGTACCACAAGAACCACAAAAAGTCAAACAAAAGACTTGACAAATGAATAAAACTGTGGTATAATATTTGCATTATTATTAGGAGAAACTCGATTGAGTCCTGAAGATCAAAAGTATTACGAAACATACTTTGACTTATTCATCCACCCCGGATGGAAACAGTTTCAAGAAGAACTAAAAGAAATCCTTGACCAGTATCGTATAGAAGACATCAAGGATGACAGACACTTAGCATTTGTTAAAGGAGAACGTGATGCGTTCTTTAGAATGTTAAGGTTTGAAAATTCAATGAAACGCGCATATGAGATCAATACAAATGATTAAACGTTTTGATTTTAAATGCACAGAATGTAACCACATTGAGGAACAGTGGGTAGACGCATCTGATGAGTTTGCTACTTGCCCTGAGTGTGGACATACCGCAAAGCGGATAATCTCTAGTATCCGAACACATTTCAAAGGTACAGGTTGGCCTGATGCTGATGATGCGTGGGCTAAGGATCACGAGAGAGCCGCTAGAAGATAATCATTTCCATAATGCTACGGCACGGAGTTTAACAATATGGCACGATTCTTAGAGGAAAGTCCCGAAAGTTTACAAGAGGGCGAAGAATTTGCCCCACTAGAAGTTGAAGAGCAGTCTCCTGAAGAGGAACAACCTGCAGAACCTGAAGAGATTCAGGAAGCCCAAGAGGAAGAAATTCCTGAGAAGTATCGAAACAAATCTATTGCAGATATTGTTCGGATGCATCAAGAAGCTGAAAAGCTCATGGGCAAACAATCTTCTGAAGTTGGTGAATTACGCAAAATTGTAGACGATTTCGTTAAGACGCAGTTAGAAGCCAAAGAAAGCCCACAACAACAAGACGAAGACATCGACATATTTGCCGATCCTGATAAGTACATTGAACAAAAACTAGCGAATCATCCTAAGATTAAAGAAGCTGAACAAGTTTCACATGCGTTAAAGCAACAGGAAATTCTTAGTAAGTTACAAACCAATCATCCAGACTACCAAGAAATTATTTCTAGTGAGCAGTTTGCTGAGTGGGTTACTAAGTCTAAAGTTCGTACAGAATTGTTCCAACGAGCAGATCAGAAGTTTGATTTTGATGCCGCTGATGAACTTCTCACAACGTGGAAAGAACGTCAGAATATTGTCAAAGAAACTGCTGAAATGCAAGAAACTGATCGTAAACGCCAATTGAAGTCTGCTTCAACAGGTAATGCGAAAGGATCAGGTGAAGCTCCAAGTCGTAAAATCTATCGTCGTGCTGATATTATTAAACTTATGCAAAATGACCCTAAGCGGTATCAAGCACTCTCTGATGAGATTATGTCTGCTTACGCTGAAGGTCGTGTCAAATAGCGTTAAGGAGCTAAATCATGGCACTAGGTACTAACCACGTCACCAATACAACGGCGGCGACTTTCATTCCAGAAATCTGGAGTGATGAAATTGTAGCGGCATACGAAAAGTCTCTCGTTCTTGCCAATCTTGTAAACCGTATGCCAATGACTGGTAAGAAGGGTGATACACTTCACATCCCTAAGCCAACTCGTGGCGATGCATCTGCTAAGTCAGCTTCAACTCAGGTAACACTGATTGCGGCAACTGAGTCAGAAGTACAAGTTGCTATCGATCAGCATTACGAGTACTCTCGTTTGATCGAAGACATTACTGACGTGCAAGCTCTTGCTTCACTCCGTCAGTTCTACACTTCAGACGCAGGATATGCTCTTGCAAAGCAGGTTGATACTGACCTGTTCGCATTAACTAAGTCATTCGGCGACTCTGATGGTGCTGACTTTGTTCACAGCAACTCGTTCTACATGGACGCTTCTACAGACTTGACAGCTTACGCTGTTGACACTGTTGCAGCGGCTGACATCTTCTCTGATGATGGCTTCCGTGAAGCTGTTAAAGAGTTAGACGACAACGATGTTCCTATGGATCAGCGTTTCCTCGTAGTTCCACCATCAGTCGTACAGACTATCCGTGGTATCGACCGTTACAACTCATCTGATTTCGTATCAGGTCAGCCTGTACAAAACGGTAACATCGGTAGCCTCTACGGTATCGACGTCTATGTTTCAACTAACTGCCCAGTCGTAGAAACTGCGGCGGCTAACTCTGCAGGTGGAGAGTTGAAGGCAGGTATCCTTGGTCATCGTGACGCAATGGTATTTGCAGAGCAAATGGGTGTTCGTACCCAGACTCAATACAAACAAGAGTATCTTGGTGACTTGTTCACTGCAGACACTCTGTATGGCGTAAAGGTCTTACGTCCTGAGTCAGCACTTACTTTGGTTTTCAATGCCTAAGTAAACTAGGGGGACTCTTCGGAGTCCCTCTCCTTATTCTACACACTGGAGATTTCAATGGCACTTTATCGTGGTACAGGTGGAGCAGGTGATTCTACTACAGATGCTACAGTTACCGATGTAACAGCACAAGCAGTCGCCGCCGCTAACTCAGCAAGCGAAGCCGCATCTTCAGCTACCTCAGCCGCTACGTCAGCAACGGAAGCGGCCTCTTCAGCCACTACAGCAAGTGGCCACGCAACAACAGCCGAAACTCACAAGAATGATGCAGAGACTGCCAAGACTGCCGCAGAAACTGCACAGGCCGCCGCTGAACTAGCTTTAGATAACTTTGATGATATTTACCTAGGAGCTAAGGCAAGCGATCCTACAGTGGATAATGATGGTGATGCACTATCAACAGGTGATCTATACTTCAACACTACAGACAATAATTTAAAAGTGTATACAGGTTCTGCTTGGGTTATTGCGGCGGCTACGGCGTCTGATTTTTTAACTGTTGCTAATAATCTATCTGATCTTAACAGTGCATCTACTGCACGTACTAACTTAGGTTTAGGTACTGCCGCTACGACAGCATCTACAGACTACGCTACAGCCGCACAAGGAGCTTTAGCAGATTCTGCATTACAAAGTTTTACAGAAACAAATGATCTATCAGCGGCTGTTACATGGGCTAATGTCCCTAATGCTAATATTACTGAATCATCTGTAACTCAACATCAAGCGGCCCTGTCAATTACTGAGTCTCAGATTAGTGACTTTGGTACATATGCAACAACAGCGTTATACACAAGCACCGTTACTGGTTCATCAGGCACATCTGATTGGACAGGCTCTGGGCCTTATATTGCTACTAAAACCGTAACTGGTTTACTATCCACTGATACACCAATTGTTGATATTGATCTATCCGGAGCAACATACGCAGATGTTCCTGATATTGTAGCAGAGTGGGCCACTGTTTATCGTGTAGAAGCAAGTGCGGCTAATACATTAAAGGTATATGCAACAGCCGAACCCACAAAAAGTTTTTCACTTCAAATTAAGGTTGTACGATGAGCGAAGGTTTTGTTGTTAGACGAGGTGGAGGCTCTACTGATGCTTCTTCAGGAGCAGGTTCAGGCGGAACAGAAACGACGTCTGGTAGTTTTAAAATACATACGTTTACATCGTCTGGTACATTTACAGTTACTAAAGCAGGACTTTTTGAGTACGTCATCGTAGGAGGCGGTGGAGGCGGCGGTGGATCAACCGTAGGATCAGGAGGAGGTGCAGGAGGCTATCGTTCTACTGTTTCTGGAGAAAACTCTGGAAAATTATCTGATCCTGAACCTTCTGTTTATTTAACTGCAGGCGACTACACAATAACAATTGGTAATGGCGGTGCAGGTACTAACACAGGCTCTTCTCTAGCAACACAAGGTGGCACTACTTCTTTTGGTAATATTGATGTTGATGGTGGCGGAGCAGGTCACTCTTTTGCAAACGGCAACGGCGGAAATGGTGGTTGCGGTGGTGGTGCATCAGCATACAATAGCGGCAACTTTGATGGCGGCATAGGAACATTCAACCACGGATTTGATGGTGGGGATGCTCAAGCCAACGGCGGATTTAATTACAGTAACGGCGGCGGTGGTGGAGCCGGAGAAATTGGTGAAAGCGTTACTGGCGCAGGCGTTAATGGTGGTGATGGTGGAGATGGTATTCAATCATCTATTACTGGCACAGGCACATACTACGCAGGCGGTGGTGCAGGAGCAGGTACAAATGCCGCTACAGGTGGACAAGGGGGCGGTGGTGACGGTGCCTCTTCAGGATCTACCGCAGGTACAGCAGGTACAGCTAACACCGGAGGCGGTGGCGGTGGCGGCTATGGAGCTACTGGCGGCAACGGTGGCTCAGGCGTCGTAATTATAAGATATACAGTGTAATTATCAGGAATTTTATTAATGGCACACTTTGCAGAAATTGATGTAAATAATATTGTAAAGCGAGTCATCGTTGTTTCTGACGATGATTGTGGTGGTGGAACATACCCGGGGTCAGACTCTATTGGAGCAACGTTTTGTAACAACCTGTTAGGCGGAACGTGGAAGCAAACAAGCTACAACAACAACTTCCGTAAGCGTTACGCAGGCAAGGGCTTTGAGTTCGACGCAACAAACGATTGCTTCTGGCCTCCACAGCCTTACGCTTCATGGAGCAAGAACACAACGACTCTTGAGTGGGAAGCACCGATTGCTAAACCAGACGGTGACTACTACTGGGATGAAGATGCGTACCAAGCTGACACAGCCGATCCTAAGACAGTGGGTTGGGTAGCTTTAAATCTTGGTGATTAATAATTATGGACATGATGGTTTGGAACATTGTATTAACAGCATTCTTAGGACTGGTTAGTTGGTTTGCAATACGGTTACACACTGAGTCAGACCGTCTAGCTATCCTACTAAACAAGACACGTGAAGAGATTGTACAGTGTCAGTTAAACATTGCAGACAAGTACGCACGTAAGGATGAAGTCAGTGCAGACATGAATCGTGTCATGGACAGACTAGATGCACTTGATGCTAAGATCGACAGACTGATAGAGAAACAGCAGTGATCTTTGAAGCCATTGCCGCAGTCAAAGTTGCTAACGATGCAATAGGGGCGGTAAAGGAACTCCTTGGTAATGTCCAGTCTATTGGGCAGATTGGAGATCACTTAACAAAGATTACAGACGCTAAGGAAGAACTCAAGCAAAAAGCAGACGGAGGCGACTTAAGAGCCTTTATGCAACTTGAGGAGATTCAGAAGCAAGAGTACCAACTCAAGCAGATGATGATCTACCAAGGACGGCCCGGACTCTGGGAAGATTACCAGAAATTTCAAGCAACACGAAAGCAGATTAGGGAAAATGAGATTAAACGACAAGAGGCGGCCAAAGCTCAACGTAGACGACAAATACGTGATTGGATGCTTGGTATTGCCCTCACTATTGGTATTCTTAGTGCTGTCGGTCTTGTAGGCTACGTGTTTTACTGGATATCAAAACAATGAAATGGTTACTGTTTGCAATTATCATACAGCCTGATGGCTACGGTGTTTTACCACAAGGGCCATTTATGACAATGAATGATTGCTTTGAAGCACGTGATGTTTTTATTAACACCGCACCAAAACCAAAAATCAACTACGAAGCAATATGTGTTCCAACGGACGTAGGTAATGATACATGATTCCACTCATCACAGCTATCACGAACTTGGCAGGTACATGGGTCAGTGCCAAGGCGGAGTCAACCAAAGCCACCGCAGAGGCCAAAGCCACCGCACTGAAAACAGCGGCACAGTCCACAGCGGATTGGGAGCGCATCATGGCCGAAGCGTCCAAGAACTCGTGGAAGGACGAGTGGCTCACTCTAGTGTTCAGCATACCTCTGATCTTGTGCTTTATACCTCAAGCGGTTGTACATATACAAGCAGGGTTTACAGCATTGGCAACTTTGCCAACTTGGTATCATGAGATTCTCATGGTAATTGTACTGGCCTCGTTCGGTGTCAAAGCCGGGAAAGGTCTTATGGAAACATTAAGGAAATAATCATGGCGATGTACGGTAAAAAGAAAACAACTGCAAAGAAAGCATTCAAGCCTTGTGCAGGTTGTCCTAACAAGACTAAGTGTCGTGCGATGGGCAAGTGTATGAAAAAGAGTAAATAATCATGGCTTACATGAAAAAAACTACCACGCCAAAGAATACAGCACGTCGTAAAACTCCAATTGTAGATGCGCCTACGCCTATTGTGTGTGCTGATTGTACAACTCCAAACACTTGTATAAATCAAGGGCGTTGTCGTAAAAGTGGTCAACGGTTAGAGACTATCTAATGCCTTATTCTAAATACAGTTCAAAACAGAAAAAATTAGCGGCAGTAGCTCCGCCCCGTAATAAAATTACTGAAGCAGATTTAAGGAAACTCAGGCGTGGCAAAAGCAAAACCAAAAAAAGCAAATGATGCATGTGCTCGTAAAGTCAAAGCCCGCTATAAGGTTTGGCCTTCAGCGTATGCATCGGGGGCTGTAGCAAAGTGCCGAAAGGTTGGTGCTAAAAATTGGGGAAACAAGAGTGGCCGTAAGAAAAAGTAAATCTGGTGCGTCCCTCAAGAAGTGGTTCAGCCAGAATCAAGGCAAGGGTTGGGTAGACTGCAAGACAGGGAAGCCTTGTGGTCGCTCAGGGGCTAAAGACAAGCGTAAGAGCTATCCTGCCTGTAGACCTACTAAAGCCGCTTGTAAAGCCGCAGGTGCAAAGACAGCGATGAAGAAAAAGACATCTTCTAAGCGTGTCAACTGGAAGAAAAAGAAATGAGTATTCGTAAGTCTTTTGGAGCTACACTAACAGGGACACCTACAGCAATTTATACTGTTCCTGATGGTAAAAAAGCTGAATGGGTACATGCCTATATTACAAACGTATCTGGCTCTAACGGTACAGTGGATATGTCTGTTAATGGTTTAGTGTTATTAGAAGACTACACTGTAACATCTAAAGATTTTAAAGACATTGGTGGTCATGAGCATAGCTTTGTGTTTATTGATGCAGGACAGACAATTACCGCTAGTGCAACTCAGTCAATGACTTTAATTGTGTCTGTCATTGAGCACAACGATATTGTACAAGGAGGCTAGTGTGCCTAAGAAGAAAGACCCTAAGTTAGCTAGAGCAGGTGTAAGCGGATACAATAAACCTAAGCGCACTCCGGGTGGCTCTAAGAAGTTTGTCGTTGTTGCTAAAGAAGGTGATAAGACAAAAACAATTCGCTTTGGTGATCCGAATATGACAATTAAAAAAGATCAACCTGCACGTAGAAAGTCATTTAGGGCTAGGCACAAGTGTGACACCAATCCACCAAGTAAGCTAACTGCTCGTTATTGGTCTTGTAAAAAATGGTAGGGGTTGACAAACGCATAAAAATGTGGTATAATAATCTCTTAAGTAGGAAACGCAAATGACGTATTTAGAAATAGTAAACAACGTATTGAAACGCTTAAGAGAGCGTACAGTGTCAACTGTGTCTGAGAATACTTATTCTGAACTTATTGGTGTTCTTGTCAACGATGCAAAAGAAGAAGTAGAAAATGCTTGGAAGTGGTCACAGTTAAAAACAACACTGACATTGACAACTACTGCTGATACGTTTAACTACGAACTTAATGGTACTCAAGGACGTTTCAAGTTACTAGATGTGTTGAATGACACTGGTAACTTCTTTATGACTCCAAGAACTACTTCAGATTTTAACAATCTATTTTTGAATAATACACCTGCAACGGGATCGCCACGTTACTACAACTTTAACGGTACGTCATCTGATGGTGATACACTGGTTGATGTATATCCTATTCCTAACGGTGTGTACTCTTTACGTTTTAACGTAGTTGCTCCACAAGCAGAACTAACTACTGATAGTACATCTCTTCTTGTTCCTGCAAAACCAGTACAGATGCTTGCGTATGCTAAAGCAATTGAAGAGCGTGGAGAAGATGGCGGTGTTACTGCTCGGTCTGCTTACGCTACTGCTCAACGCATACTCAATGATGCAATTGCACTTGATGCGGATCAAAACCCTGAAGAAACAATCTGGACAGTCTGATGCCATTACAAACAGTTAGCATTGCCGCACCCGGATTCTACGGACTCAACACTCAGGATTCAGGTATTACTCTTGATACTGGCTTTGCGTCTACGGCAACCAACTGTATCATTGACCGCTTTGGACGCTTAGGTGCTCGTAAGGGTTGGTCTTACGTGACTAGCTCTGGAGGCACTGGAGAAAACCTTGTAGGACTTCATCGTCATGTTGATATTGACGGTGATGAAACTATTATCTCGTGGTCAGATACTAAATTCTTTACTGGGACAGGAACTCTTACGGAGATTACTCCAACAACAGACAACACAATTGATGATGGTAACTGGCAGTGTGCTACATTAAATGACAAAGCATACTTCTTTCATCGTGATTATAAACCAATGGTGTATGATCCTGTTGGGGAAACAATTACAGACATTGAAGACGAGTCTGATTACTCAGGCACTGTACCACAAGGTAACACTGTCCTATCTGCCTATGGTCGTTTGTGGGTTGCTGATACATCGACAAACAAGATGACTGTATACTGGTCAGACCTTTTATCTGGTTCTGACTGGGGTACTGGATCAGCAGGTTCAATCAATCTTGCGGCTATCCTTGTTAATGGTACTGATGAGATTGTAGGAATTGGTGCTCAGAATGGTCAGTTTATTGTCTTCTGTAAGAACACCATTGTAATCTTTGATGATGCCACAGGTGGTGCTTCATTTGATCCTGCAACAATACGACTGGTAGAAGTCATCAATCGTGTTGGCTGTGTTGCAAGAGACAGTATTCAAAATACAGGTCTTGATATTTTCTTCTTGTCTGAAGATGGCTTGCGTAGCCTTGGTCGAGTGATACAAGAAAAGTCACTCCCAATGCGGGACTTGTCAGCCAGTATACGAGATGATTTAGTACAGGTTACACGTACAGAAACTAATGCTGATATTAAGTCTGTGTACTCTGAAGACAATGCATTTTACTTATTGATGTTTCCTAGTGTCGATCGTATATATTGTTTTGATACTCGTATGCCATTACAGAATGGTGCATTACGTGTAACAACATGGACTGGTCAAGAACAAGGTGCAATGCTGTCACTACCGAATGAAGTTTACTTTGGTCAGACTGATGGGATTGCCAAGTATACAGGTTATCTTGACGACACTGAAACGTATCGCTTACAGTACTATACAAACTATTTAGACTTTGGTAATGCAAGTCAGTTTAAAATTATTAAGCGTATGGCTACTACAGTGATTGGTGGATCAACGCAGACCTTGTTTATGAAAGCAGGATATGATTACAGTGATTCATACCAAACGTTTCCACTCACACTTACTGATACAAACCCTGCTGAATACGGTGTAGCAGAATACAACATTGCTGAATACACCACAGGCACAGCAGTAGAAACAATGCGAGCACCTATTGGCGGTACTGGTAATGTGTTACAGGTAGGAATTGAGTGCGACATTGACGGGGCTGAATTATCCATTCAGAAACTAGATATATTTATTCAACAAGGTAGAGTGTTCTAATGAGTGATTACACTAAAACTACAGACTTTGCGGCTAAGGATGCTCTTTCATCAGGCGATGCCGCTAAGATTGTTAAAGGCACAGAGATTGACGATGAGTTTGAGGCCATTGAAACTGCTATTGCAACTAAGCTAGATACGACGACTTTTAATGCAACTGCTATTGGTAAAGTTTTGCAAGTAGTTTATGCAAATGCGGCAAGCGATGTAACCACAACTAACTCAACTTCTTATGTAAATAGCGCAACTGCGTCCATTACACCTAGTGCAACGTCTAGTAAAATTCTTATCATTGCTAATCCATATTTACTTATTAGTCGTACTGGTGCTAATCAAGTTCAGGTTAGTTTTTATATTGATAAAGATGGAAGTGTGCTTTCAGATTATGGTGCACAAATTTTTAAGATTCAAGATACTTACCTTAATGCAGGAGCTATTGCACAACCAGTAATGCATTACCTTGATTCTCCGTCAACAACTTCAGCGATAACATACACGGTTAAAGTGCGAAACGATAATAGCACTGGGACATTTACATCATATGAAGAAGGATCAATTACTCTGATGGAGATTGGGGCATGAGTATTTTAAACGTCTTAATAAATTTTTATAGTGATAACACGTGGACGTTATCTGGTGATACTTATGATGGTTTAGAATGGCTAGACAATTCTACACCTAAACCATCTGAGGCAGACTTAATTGCTAAGTCTGATGATGCACAAACTGTTGAAACATCTCAAGCACAGATCAATGTGTTAAAAGAAAAACTAACCGCTACAGACTACGTAGCTATGTCTGACTACGATCAAGACAAGACAGATGTTAAAACACAACGTCAACAGTGGCGTACAGAAATTAGAACATTGCAAGCTACTATTAATAGCTTGAGAGGAGAAGAGTAATGGCTATTGATCCATTAACCGCATTATCAATTGGCTCTAGTCTTTTTGGGGGCTTAGGCGGCGGTGGCGGTGGTCAGCGTATCTCCCAAGAAGCAGTAGAACGTGCTAGACAGCTTGGGCCTCTTGCTACATTTAGACCAGTCACAGTTACGTCTTCATTAGGGCAAGCTCGTGCATATGGCGGTGGTATGACACAGCCCACAATGATGCCTGCTCAAACTCCTGCAATGTCTCCTGCTTACACAGCACCTCGTAGTCTACAAGACTTACTACGCACGTCATTTACAAGTGACCGTGGGCAAACCATTCGTGGTGAAGAGGCTTTGAGACAAGCTGGTATTAACTTAGAACAGGCGACACCAACTCAAGCGGCTAATCTTATTCAACGTGCTGTAGACAGAGGAGTGTTGACACCTCAAGCAGGTTCGATGGGCATGTCTCAGGCACAGCAGATGCCTTCTATGATGCAACCTACAACAACTGATCTTGGGTTTCAGTTAGGCGGACAGTACAGTGATATTGTTAATCGTGCTCTGTCAGGTGCTAGTGGATTGTTTGGTCAGCTTGCTGATTACTCTCCAGAAGCTCGTGCGGCTGAGATATACCAAGAACAGTTAAATCTACTTGATCCTACGTTTGCACAACAAGAAGCTCAGTTAGCTCAGAGTTTGTTTGGGTCAGGACGCTTAGGTTTACAACTTGCCGGAGATGCGGCAGGAGCAGGACGAGGCACAGGTATGGTTAGCCCTGACGTGTTTGGTTTCCAACGTGCTCGTGGTCAGACTCTTGCACAACTTGCGGCAGGTTCTCGTCAGCAAGCGTTAACTGAAGGTCAGCAAATGTTGAACTTAGCAAGTGGATTATTGTCACAAGGTTTAGGTGTGAATCAAGCAGAACGTCAGATGATTGCACTTGGTATTGATGCTGAGACTGCACGTGCGGCGGCACAGTATGCGGCAGGTAACCTAGAGTTACAACCATATGGGACGGCGGCTGCTGCGGCTAGTCAAGCTCAAGCAAATCGTATGGGTCTGTTTGGTGGTGTTGCTTCTGGCCTGTTGAGTAATCCGGGATTGTTTAGACGTAGTGCTAGTTCATATGCGACTAATAGAGGAACTGGTATTAATACTCCCGGCATTTTTGAGCCTCTAGGTTAAAGGATTTATAATGGCAATACGTAATCAAGTAGCTAGTTTGTTTGGTGCAACTCCGCAACAAATTATGGAAGCAGAGCGTCAGCGTCAAGCGCAAGCAGTACAAGCAATTCGTGACCCTTATCAACAAGTAGGTACTGCAATTGGTGTAGGTCTTGGCCGTTTATTTGGTGGTGAGTCGCAAGAGGTACAACAGGCTCGTCAAATGCAAGAGGCTATGCAAGGTGTTGATATTAACGATCCTGCACAGTTACGACAGCTTGCAAATACTGTTAAAGACTTTGCTCCAGAACGTGCGTTACAAATTTTAGATCGGGCATCTCAAGTAGAAAGTGAGGCTCGTGATATTGCTATAGCGCAAGAACGCCTTGACTTAGAACGCAGACGTGTGGTCACCGGGGAACGTTCACAACAAGCAACAGAAACATATCAACAATCTCAATTACAAATGCGTCAAGCAGGTCTTGATTTAGACACAGCTCGTTTTGACTTTCAACGTGATCAAGCAGGTAAGCTAACACCGTATCAACAGACTCAAGTAGATTTAGCGAGGCAGAGACTTGAACTGCAACGTGAGCAGTTTGATAAACTAACACCATATCAACAACGTCAACTTGAGTTCCAAGAAAAACAACTAGAACTATCTGAAAAGAAATACGAAGACTTGTCTGAAAAACAACAACAAGAACTCAATATGGCAGAGAAACGACTGCGGTTATCTGAAGCAGAGTTATATGCCAAGTATACTCCTGAATCTGTTACAGCTCATTTAAGTAGTGGAGGCCAAGCTTCTTTAGAACCTCGTCCAAAAGCTACAGAACTACCAGTTCCAAAAGCATTTAGTGAAGCGTTGTATAATGACTTTAATGCGGCGGTTGAACAAGCAAAAATTGATATGAAAGACCCATCTTGGCTTGGTTCAGATAAGGATTATCGTAGAGCAATCTATAAACGTGCGTTTGAATTAAAGTCAAATCCAAAGTTTAGAAATTTATCAGATGCTGAAGCTGTTCAAATTATTATTGGAGCAGAAGCACCTGAGCAACAACAAGAAACTACTACTCCGTCTGGTACTACAGATCAAAGAACAGCAGAAATTAATGCTTTTAGACAAAAACAAACACAGCCAGAATAACAGTAGGTATTAAATGGACGATCAACTTAATCCTTCTCGTATTGATGATCCTGCGAAGGCTGTTGGACCGCAAACTCCAGAGCCTGAAGGGTACACTATTAGACTACAAGATATTTATGAAACACCGGAGCTACGTGAAGCAGGAGCTAAACCGGGGGACAAATTAATTAATGGTGAGTTAGTCCCTTTAGAGGGTCAACTACAGCCAGTAGAATTAGGATACGAATTAACAGCAGAAGATATTGCAAACACTGAAGAGTTACGTGCTGTTAATGCACAGCCCGGTGATCGTCTTGTTGATGGAGAGCTTAAAAGAACTGGTAGAGAAGAGTTCTTTGAGCAATTTAGATACGCATATGATCCAGAAAAAAGTGATGTTGGGTACGGAGCGCAGTGGTTAGATCAGCGTTATCCTAGTAGCCGTGTAACTTTTGATGCTATTGACGGGTTTAAAGGGTTCTTTCAAAAAGGCGGATTAGCTAGGGCAATTTATGAAGCCTTCAGTCTGGTATCCCCTGATGAAGCATACGGAGAAGGGTTTACTGAGGCAACACCAGAACAACGTCGTGAGATGATGTTTATTGCTAAAGAACGTGCGTTGTATGAAGAAGCGGGGCCTTATTTTCAACCTGATCCTGAAAGTGCAGGAGCTATAACAGGTGAGATTGCATCTGCATTGACAACACCAACAACAGTTATTCCTCTTGGTGGGAGTTATGTTCGTTTAGCTTCAGGTAGCGCAGGATTAGGCGGTGCGTACACTGGCTTGCAATCTCTGGCTGAAACAGGAGAGGTTGATGTACCGTCAACATTACTGTCTGCAGGTATTGCAGGGGTAGCGGCTCCTGCGTTAGTAGCGACACCTCGTCTTGTTGGTCTAGGGGTATCAAAATTAACTCGTCCTGCTCGGACTAAAGCGGCTCAAAAAGAACTTGATAAAGTTCAGCTTGCTATGAACAAAGCTGTAGCAGATGGGAAAACTGGTGATGAAGTTATTAAGTACGTCGAAGAAGTTACAGGAGCAACTCCAGAGAAAATTGCTAGAGCTGTAGACCTAACAGGGGTAGAGCCTACATTAGCTAAGTCAGCACAGGAAGCGGAAGCGGCTGTTGCTCGTACTTTGGCAGAAGACACTGCAGTAAGCAGACAGTTTAGTACAGGATTAGATCGTTATCTTGGTACGTTGTCAACACGAGTTCGTAATATATCAGAGCCTGTCTTTGGGCGTTTACGTAAGTTTGAGTTCGATATTAAAGTTAATACCACAGACAAACTCAACGCCGCTAGTAATTTTATGGAAGGTGTAGCGTCTTTAGCTCCTAGAACTAAAGCGGCTTTTACGACAAATGTGTACAATCAAGAGTTTAAAGCGGCAGAAGCCTTACTAAAAAGTGAAGCACCTGAACTTATCCCTGAGTTTAACGTTGTCAAAAAGATATTAAAAAATACAGCAGTCGAATTGAAACGTGCGGGGCATGAGTTTACAGAAATTGCAGATTACTTTCCTCGTTTAGTTAAAGACTTAGAGGGCTTGCGTAATTCTTTTGACATTAAAACAAAGAATGTTATTGACAATGCTCTTACGGTCGTCGCTAAAGCTAAGGACAAAAAAGTTAGAGACTTAAATCAAGACGAGACATCTCATGTTATTGATATGGTATTTCGTGATTACCGTCCGATCATTAACAAACAAGGTGAAGTATCTTACATCAAACGTAAAGGGACAGATGTTGAAACTAGGAAGCCCGGTGCAGTTCAAGAGCGTAAGATCAGAGAAGTTAGACCTGACCAGTTAAGATACTACGCATCACCTGAAGAAAGTTTGCAGATGTATATACGTCGTGCTGTTAATGATGTTGCTCGCCGTCAAATGTTTGGACAAGTAACTAAAGGCGGTAAGGTCAAGAGCAAAAACAACGCTGATGGTACATTCGATATTGAAGGATCAATCGGAGCATTTGTGGATAGAGAGATACGCGCAGGAAACCTTACTTCAGATCAAGCGGTTGAGCTTAAAGAGCTATTAAGTTCTCGTTTTATCGGTGGTGAGCAGTCTCCGGGCTCGGCGGCTGCATGGTTACGAGATACAGGGTACGCAGGTACAATTGCTAACCCTATCTCTGCTATTACGCAGTTAGGTGACTTGGGTGTATCTGGTTCATTAAATGGATTTCGTCATACCATTGCAGGAATGTTAGGTAATAAACCTGTAAAGACTGTTGATCTAGGTATTGACGCGGCATCTGCTGAGTTAGCTAACCCAAATAAAACAGCACGTATATTAAATACGTTGTTTGAAGTATCTGGTTTTAACGCTATGGATCGGCTAGGTAAGAATACCTTTATGAATGCGGCAATTCGTAAGGCACAGTCTACTGTTAAAACTGAGAAAGGTGTAGAAGAGTTTCGCAAGAAATACTCTAACATTTTCGGTGATCAAACTGATTCCGTGATTGCAGACTTACAAGCAAAACGTATGTCAGAGAATGTAAAGTTTTTTGCATTTAATGAGCTTGCTGACATTCAACCTATTGCTCTATCTGAGATGCCTCAGTGGTACTTGGATACCCCTAACGGTCGGTTGTTGTATATGCTTAAATCATTTACTTTGAAGCAATACGACATTGCTAGGCGTAACATTATTCAAGAAGCAATGAAAGGTAATGTTCTTAAAGCATCAAAGAATGCGGCGTTACTACTAGGTTACATGACTGCGGCAAACACAGGCACTCAATTCATCAAAGACTTTGCATTAGGTAGAGATGTCAACGCAGATCAAATACCGGAACGTGCGTTGTGGGCTCTACTAAGTGTATACGGTGCAAACCAGTATATGGCAGAGCGTTATATCTCTAGCGGTCAAATAAAAGAAGCAGGTATCAACTTGATTACTCCCGCTACTCCTTTGATTGATGCCGCGTTTGGGATCACTAAAGAAGCAACAGAGTTAGGTGAGTTTAATGCTGATCCTAATTTTGGTAAGTACATAAAGAGCTTGCCAGTCTTTGGTAACGTAGTTTACAACTGGTTCTTAGGCGGTGCTGAAGAATGGAACAGGAAGAACCAATAAAAAAGAAGGGGACGTCAGAGTCCCCCTAAGTCCACTGGAGGGTGGTTCAGTCGTCAGCAAGTCCCCAGACATCGCCGATCATAACTTTAATAAACGGTATGTTGAATATATAACCATCAAAGAAGAACACTTGTTCATTCTCTGGATCGTTTTCTTTGTGTCCGTAGATTGGTTGAGCCTCAACAGACTCAACAGACAATCCAAACACGTGCCAAAACTTTACTGAGACTACCATCCCCAATCTTCTCCTTCTAATCCATGTGCATTGTAGTCTGTGACTCTCTTCTCAAAGAAGTTAGAAATAGAACTACCTCCCAACAACTCTTCCATCCACGGTAGAGGGTTCTCTTTAACCTTCCAGTTCGTCTTGAGACCAAGTTGCAGTAAACGTCTGTCTGCGAGGTAGCGAATGTACTGCTTAACATCTGCCGCCGGGAGACCTTCCAAGTCACCCATCTCATACGCAAGATCAATAACCTTGTCTTCAAGTTTGACTGCAGTACGAAACATCTCGTAGATATCTTTCTTGAAATCATCATTCACTACTCGTGGGTGTTCCTCACAGAAGGCTCTGAATAACGTAGCCATACC